CTGTACACTGCTGTTGACCACATTGAAGAAGCCCGAGATACTTCAGCCCAGCTCTACAACTCCCAGGTCTCAAGGAAGTTCAAGGACAGGATGACTTGCGAGGAGTCTGAGGACCTTTTTAGGTCGTTTGCTGAACAAGTCAAGAACAAGGATCCGTCAATTATTGAGAGAAAGGGATTGTCTGTGATTGTTGTCGGCCCTTTGATGTGTATCAAGATTTGCTCAAGATGGATAATATCAACTGCAGAACATTTCAGGCGTGCTGTTGATATGGTCAGATCTTGGTCGAACTCCTTAGTGGGCCTTGAAAGGATGAAACTGGACTGCTCTATACCAGAAGCTACTGAATCATTCTTCCATACAGTACTCGAGATGTCCGTTGTGAACCCGAATGCAATCGGCGAAGGAATAAAAGCTGCAAGGCAACTGGCTATGTACAGGCTCGACAAGTCAAGGATCATGTCAGATAACCCGAGGTCAGAGTATGCAAAAACCTTATCTGAGGAGAGGTACAACCTTGCAGCCACCTTTGAGAGTTGGCTATGGAGTGTGACCAGGTCTGCTCAGTGCCAAATCAACTTAGCCAACCTTTATAAAGGGGTGTCTCATCCTGATGTCAACCTCAGTGCCGTGTGGAAGTCAATTGAAGGACTTCATTCTCCTAACAAGATTAAGTCGGTGCTGGCTGATAGATTTGAGGGAACTCTGCGGAAGCAATTATATGAGTCCTTGAAGAGGTCTGGTCATGATGTCCGACTTAAGCTCTCCCAACACCCTGATGCTTCATGTGCAAACCTCCTGGTCGAAGAATCTCAACGAGCTAATGTGAGTGTTCGTTCGATGGTGGAGAAGTCACACACCATATGGGCAAAGACTGAGTTTGAGTCGTGCCCTTCACTGGTATCAGTGTCATCGATGCACATAAGGCCTTCTGATAAGGCATCCCAGGCAACTTATGATTTTGAAGAGGAAGAACTGCACCTGATCAGAGAATGGTCAAAGTTGAAGGTAGAAAAAAGGCCAGCTCTTGCTACGAAGATCGGGACTGAGAATGATATACGGAAAATTCTGGATGGATCAGAACCGCTCAGACTGTCAAGCGCCGTGAAGAGGTTTGAAAGGATTATTGCTAAGCATGAGAAGTTTGAAGAAGCATATATCAGGGAAGGGATAGACTTGGATGATATACCTTGGGAGGACCTCTCTCACTTTGTTATGTCAGACAAGGAGGCTCGGTATCTTGTCGGGACTGAACCTAAGCTAGGGGAGTTTCATAAACAATACACTAGGCTCTTCTATATGGCAGAGATAGCCTTGAAGTTCATGACTCAAAGGACAGAGCGCCTTGCTAAACAAGTGAGCCG